TTCTGGAGGTACAGCAATTTGTTGGCGTAACGCTACTTCAACCTCACCTACTATAGAGTAATTATCATCGCTGTAGACCACAATGTCGTTGCCTGAGCTGTTGGTAGCAGTGATAGCGTAGTTATAGAGACCCGGTGAGAAACTATCTAAAATAGAATTAATAGTTAATATTACACTGGTTACAGCGGTGTTACCCGAAGGGATAGTTACTGCTGTGGTTTGTGCTGGACTAGTACGGTTTTTAAAAATCGAAAACTCTACTGTATAACCAGAAAAATTTACACTTTTTTGATCGTTGTCTTTAAATAATAGTTTAACTTTATTGTCTGCAAACTTATACAGTTTTATTCTATTGGCATACACGATAGGGTACCTTGTTGTAACTGACTCTTCAGTAATTACTTGACATTCAAGTAAAATTGGATATAAATAGCAAGCAAGCGATTGCATAGGATTTCCGTTATTACATATTTATGGCACCAGAAGAAAGAAAAAATCTCTTAGACCAATGTCCTTTTTTAACCTATCTGTCTTATGTTAATCGAGAATATTTAGGAATAATACAAAACCGAGACGAGTCAATAACATCATTTTATGATTTTGAAAGTGTATCTGCCGATCAAAGGCTAAAGTTTTTAGAGCTCGGGGACATGTGGTGGTGGACCAGCAACAGACAAATACCAATTAATTTATTTCTCAAATCCGATTGGTATATATTTAAGCCTACATTGAAAAATCTCAACAGTAAAAATGTTGAAATAATACAAGGACCTTATGTAAGTCTCAAAGAAATTAGCTTACAAAAGAGTAAACGGCGTAGTGTTTTCCTTGTTCGAAAAATCTAATAAATTCATGTTAACCAGCACTAGGTGGGCGTAAGAAATTCCGTGAGCCTGCTTAAACGCATAAGTACCATCGCTGGATTTTTCCCACACTGTTTTGGCTACTTGTTTCCAAGGCAATCCTATTAAATGTCTTTTAGCAGGTCTAATAATTGCTAAAAACATTGCCAACTTAACCACGCTGTCGATAGGCTCAGGCATTCTTTTCATAGTGCTGTAATGCTTACCAATGTGTATTAACTGACCAAAGAATGTAGGGTCTTGTAATCTACTCCAATCTGGCTCTTGCGACATTAGTTGATCCAACTGTTCGGGGCTGGTAATTTGTTTGTATAAGCCCACATTCAATAAATCAATTTTAACGTATCCTAAATTTTCTGCTGTGATGTAATCAATTGCTGCTGTATTGCTTAGTGAATTAACAGGCATATCATTGACATATACACCACTAACGTGCTTGGATAATTTACCTTCTCGCATTATTGCTGCGGGTATGTATTTTATTTTTGACAGTATTTGGTCTCGGTCTCCAAAATCTAAATCAATATCCATTATACCTTTCCGTTATCACAAATTTCTTTTACAAATTCAGTATCTTCATTAAGGTTACTGAACCTACTGGTCCACCAAATTGGATCGATAAAATTAAAAATTAATCCCAACTGCTCTTCGTTGATTTTAGTTAAAAACTCTTTACCGCCATGGCTTTGATATATTACCCACGGGCTAATGCGACCATTGATAATGTCTTTGACTACATAAGCAGTGGTAGTTTTTGAAAAATAACAATTAAAGTCAGTATTGTGTTCTTCTGCCCATGCCGTCATGCTTTTTATGCTGCGTTCTAGAGCCTTCGTGGCTGACTCGTATTTGATATAGTTTACTAACCAAGCTGTATAGTGTTGATCTTTGCACCAATGATCTAGCTTGATTTTAGAGTTAATGATGTATTCACTGTATTCTTCTACATTAACACATTGTATTTGTATTAGGTATTGCCCAAATTTTACAAAAGCCGAATAGAATGGGCTAGCAGCAAATTCTTCATAAGTCAGTGTTTTTTTGTTTGTGTTGCGTTGAATAAAACGCACCCAGATTCTATAACCAAACTGTACACCAGTTTCATTGCGTTGTCGGTCTCGTCGTGCAGGTTCGCACAGATGAACAGCTAATGTTCGTTCTGATACAAATCCTTTATCACAATATTTACATTTAACCAAGTTTGTCAATTTCTCGATCTTGATAACCAAGACTAGCAGCGTAGTCTTTAATATCCTTTTCACTGCTAAGGGTGACTAGTATTTCTAGTTCTTGGTCATTAATATTAGGGAATTCTTTTCTTAAAAAGTTACCAATTTTACCGTATGATTTTTTAGCACCCAGTGGTGGCATCCATTTATGCTTCATTGCTCCGAACCCAGGGCTGATAGTAGTTAACAACAACCATTGCAGTTTTGGATGATTTTTCAAATCAAAAAAATGTGGGTTCGCTTTACGATTAGTTGCTTCTAGTACATAGTTGGCTAGTTCAGGTACTGCTGGATTTTCTACAGTACTAGCATATCTTAATGCCAAGAATGGACTAAAAGCCTGCTGTTCTTCTTCGGATAGGTTATCGTAAAAGTTTCTATCTTTGGCGTCTAACGCAGATAACAAACGATGCAATTCTATTTTAGGTTTTGACATTACCAAATTTTTCCAAAGTCAACTACTTCACTTTGCCTACTTAGCTCTTTGACCAAGTAGATGCAAGGCGGATTAGGTTCGTCGTTTAATGGCACACTTAGCATCTGTCCAGGTTTGAGTTTAGGCGCATACCATTTGATATCTTGATAGATATCAACTACGTCAATAACCTTAAACTCGGGACGAAAACTAGTTAACGCATTAAATACAAAGGCACTGAATCCTCGATCGTTTAGTGATGTTACAGGAATAACCTCTAGGTCGCCAAATTCTGCTTCACCAATTAGTATTTGCCAATCTACTGGAACACTAATTTCATTGCCCCAAATTTTTAACACCAATGCAGGACTGTTAAAACTTTCCATGAAAATTAATGGAATAAAAAAATGATCAGGCTCTCGTGGATTACTATTATCCAACACACAAAATCGTAATTCGTCAATTTCGTCAGGTATATTTGACATTGAAAATGGCAAATTGTCTAAAGTTAAGATTTTCAGAATTGTTCTCCTTAAATGATTATTTCCATTCTACCTTTTCTTGGGAAAACGGATATTTTGATTCTGTATAGTAGGCTTTTCTTTTGGCCAAATGTCTTTTTGAAAATTTACAACTGCTGGTAATATCATATATATTAACCATATCTTTGTCGTGTGCTTTTCTTACACCACGCCCAATACTTTGTATAACACGAGTAAAACTTTTGCCAGACTCTAGCAGTACCAAGTTGAATACCCGCGGTATATTAACACCAGTTGATGTTAGCCCGTAAGTTGAGATAAGTATCTTGTCGTCACTTACATGAATCTCGTCGTATTCAGATTTTCTATCTTTGCTTTTGGTAATGCCGCTAATAAAAGCCGACTCAGGAATTAACCTAGTCAATTCTTCACCACATGCTACACGATCAACCAGTACCAGTGTATTCCCAGAGTCACGTAGAGAAGCAATAAAGCCGGCCAAAAATTCTAACCTAGCACTGTCTGTGACCAAGTACTTGAGTTCACTTTGATAATCTTTGAACTCTCTGTAGTCTTGTAACTGCTTAACATGTACGTGACAGTTAGCTAACACTCCTTGCTCTTGCAATTCGTGTGCTGTTAGTTTACCTACTACTTCGCCAATAGAAATCTTTAATGCAAAAAATTCAAAATTTTCTTTAGGGATAGTGCCTGTTAGGCCCCAACGTATAGGAATACCTGCCATAGGGCCAGTCAATAAACCTTGTAAAGCTGAACCTCGAATTCCGTGGCATTCGTCTACAATGACCCCAGTAACCCCTTCTAAGAATTCATCAAGTGGTACTTCGGCTTCGTGGTTTTTAGTTCGTTTAAAAATAGCATTAAGACTTTGCCAAGTGCAAATGGTATGTGTTTTGTTATACTCTTTTCTGTCGCCATACAGTACACCTACATCTAGTCCACAAAGAATAAAGTCTTCTTCGGTTTGTTGTACTAGTGTTTTACTAGGCACAACTACAATACTGCGCCCATATTGCTCAATGTTTTTACTTAGTGCAGCAGTAATAATTGTTTTACCACTACCAGTTGGTGCAGACATTAATGCTTGTGGATTACTGAGTAGGTTATTAACAATGTCAACTTGATAATCTCGTAGCAGTACAGGTTGCCCGGCATTTAAATGTTTAGCAGGCCATGTAACTCCTTTAAAAAAGTCTTCTTGTACTTCTGAAAATTCAAAGTTGCGATTGTAACTGCGTTGATCAACTACATCTATATCGTAGCTTTCGTTAATTAGTAATTCAACAATTTCAGGCAGTAGATTAACATAAGTAGTCCCGCTTACGTTAAAGAACGCAACTTTTCCATCCCATCTACCTAACCGCACCGAAAGTAAGTGTCGGGCATAAGGGACTTCAAATTTAAACTTATTAACCAATGTTCGGCGTGTTTGCACACTTAGACCCTCTATCTTACAATTGGTCTCATCCCGAATTACAATAATTGCTCTCATGTTTTGCCAAAAATTATTATTTTATTACTGGCTTGGCTAATTAAGGCCCGGCGCAGTCCTGTTTTATACATTATACTATCAAACACAGTTAAGTCAAATTGTTGATCTATCTTTTCTATTTCTTGTCTAACTATCTTAGCATCAACCAAAAAGGATTCATCTATACATTCAGAAAACATTTCTTGTGTAATTGGTCCAGGTAGATAACTTGATGCGTTGTTGATACAAAGACCATATCGATGTTGGGGGCGAAAAGTTTTCAACTCCTTCATGCTAGTGGTAACAGTTTCAATATCTCCAGCGTGTATGTTTTTTTCAAACACCAGACTTTTTACAAAATTAAAATGAGTAAAGTTTTCCCGGTACAGATGACTAAATTGTTCTTGTATTAAACAATCAACTGTATAGCCATACAAAGTTGAGTTCCAACAAAGATCAAATAGGTTTTGTTCTTCTAGTAATAGTCCAATAGCTTGTTGTAGTCTAGGAGCAGCATCAGGTATATCCAGCTTTCCTTCAACGTCCTTTAACATGTATTTTTTAACAGCAGGAGTAGACAGTATGTTGTCGCAAATTTTCAGTATTGCAGGATCTATCTCAAAGTTTTGTGTTGAAGCCCACGCCACTACTAATTTAATGTTGCACATACTTGGATACACTGTCCACGTTTTAGTATCTTTAGACCACTCAAACCTACCTTGAGCACACTTACTTAATTCACTTATTCCGTTTACTAAATCTGCATTGAACCTAAAACGAATACAAATAAGGTCCCCGTCAATATAAACTTTTTTGCTGCGATCTAGTTCGATGATATTGCAGTCAGTAGCAGGATTATCCCAATCAAACTCACTAAAGTCGTATTCGCTTTTCAGTAATTGTTTCTTATATTTCTTTGCCAACTTAGTGCAAAGCAAGAACTGGGAGTCGGTTAATGTAGTAGATCCTTTTATTAATAAATGGTTGCTGATGTTCTGTACAAAGCCTATGTCATAACGAGCTAACCTAAATGCTGGCCAGTTATAACGCATTCCAGGTTGTGGGATTCCTCCTCTGTTGGCTAGCAAGTGAATTAACTGTTCAATTTTTTCTATTTTGACTAGCATATTTTGCTATTGT